TATCTCCATTCTTGCTGTTTGTGTTCCATCTGTCGATGCAAACTCTAAAATAATTTTAAACTTTTCTGGATCTAATCCAGTTTCATTTTTATTTACAATAGAGAAGGCAAGTTTTAATTCATCAACTGATGAGTTTCTTGTAAGATCAATAGACACTCCATTGTATATCAAACACTTTGATGTTGCTGAGGCTGAAAGTCTTGTACCAGTCTTTGTTATTGTTGCCGAATCTCCACGCACCAAAACTGTTTCATTTAAGAATCTAGATCTTTCATTTCTTGCAATTCTAACGCTTGAGTTAAAAATAGTATTCTCTGCACTTGTTTTTATGACTGGACACTCAACAAGTGCTCCATTTGTGCCAACATTATAAGATCCTAAAATATTATTTGTTACAGTAGTTGTGGCTGTGTTTGTACTAAGTGGATCTAGAATTTGTGGAATTTCCGTAATCAGACCAGAGCCAGTTCCTGGGGTATACAGTTTCCAATTTTCATTATTAGAAAATGAAAATAAAGACTTGCTGTCATAGGCTCCGTTTGCAGTGTTTGATCCAACAGAGAAAACTCCAACTTCTGATATCTCATATCGTGGAGTAGAGTCTAGTTCTGCAGTAAATACAATCTTAGAGACACCATTCTCTTTTACATAGCCTCTTGATGTAATTGGAACTCTTTGCATTTCAAAGTCAAGACTAGTTTTATTGCTCATATTAGAGACCTCTTGATTTGTAAATGCGTGACCTGAATCAACTGGTCTTGGTCCACAGCCTATAGCAATATATGAGGCATAGGCTGGCGCCTGCCCTATAAGGTATTTTGCTAGTATGCTTTTGCCTGTGTTAGTTATCATATTTATCCCGCCCCATATATTGTAGCATTATACTTGGTCCCATTTACCTGAATTTCAACACGTACATTTTCGTCACTACCCAAATTGACAACATTGATGACTAGGTCTCCCGTAGCGCTATCAATATAGACAATAGCCCCATCTGGACCATTTCCATTTTCTGGAACGTATTGTTCAAACTTTAAGGGGAAAGCATCAAATGTTGATTGAATTGTTCCTTGCATCGCAATCAGGTTTAGTGGGTTGTACTGAAAGAATATGCTACTTAAGTTCCTGATTGGAGAGTACAGGATATCTTGTCCATTTACCATGTCTGATCTTGATAGGCTTAGTAACTCTATCCCACCGATATCTTCAAATATTAGATCACTCATTACCTCAATTGGCATTGGGGCAGTGTTAAAAAGAACTAGGTCTGGAGTTGGTATCTTGACAGCACTTTGAGATGCTGCGCTGCTTGATGCAGGTGTAGTTGGTGTTGCTTCTACTGCCATTTTATATTTCCCCCAAGTATACTGTCATGTCTGGACCTGATACAGATCTAGTATAGTCTATACTATAGACAACGTATCTTTTATTTTTTGAGTCTAAGACATCAATATCGTTATCTAAGTAATCGATCTTTACAATATCTCCTAGTTGCATTGTTGGTAATGAAAAGATCTTAAGTCCAATAGAGTTTCTGGGCTTCATAACTCTTTGCGTTAGCCAAGACATAAGAGAGTTTGCTTCGTCTGAAGATTGAACATATGGAACATCTAAAGAAAAATCTTTATTACCATGAAGCATTCTGCTTAACTTGATTCCTTCATATTGCTTCTTTACTTTAAACGGAGATGACACAAGACTTGAGCCAGTAAACTGTGGATCAGAAAAATCACTGCCCTTATTAAAGAATTCATCGACTGTCAACTTGTTAGAACTTTGCTGCGTAAAGGTTACGCCCTGTATTCTTAAATAATTTCCACTTGATGAGTCCAAACTGATTGCGGTATCTGTTGCATTAAATACCATAAACTCTGCCCCATATGACCCAGCCCTAAATCCAGATACTGAATATGTTTTTAGTGAGTTAAAAGTTGGAGATAGTTTTGCGTATAGCGCTGGATAGGCCTTGTCATACTTAACATTAAATGTTGCACATTCTCTCATAATTGTTCCAAACTCTTCAAAATATATATTATACTTTGGTGGCTGTGATGGATCAATGCCTGAAAGGTATGTGTTTTGAATCATACCGCTTAGAGCATATTTTTTAAATGATTCATGAACATCTACAGAGTCGTCTCCATATACAGACTGAACTGGTGTTTCAAGAATGTTGGAAGTGTTTTGACTATAGTTTGTTGTTAACGCATATATATTTTCAAACATTATCTTTGATGAACCACGGGTAAATAAAGCCATGTTGTTGTACGTTGGTAGTGGAGATGCATCATCAACAGTCTTTATTAGTACCCCGTTTATGTATAGGTAGAATCTTCTAATATTGCCAATGTCAATATATTCGACTGCAAGATCATAGACTGTTGGGTTTTGTTCAGATGCCATTCTGTATTGGCCAGTAAACAATCCATTGTCTACAATTATGCTGCCCAAGCCTTCCCAAAGTTTAATCGGAACCGCTTTGTTGCTAGAAGAATCCTTTTTTATCTTATAAAACATAATGTTATTTACATTTGCTTTTGAATTAGAACTGATATTGTTTGATCCTAGTGCTATGATTTCAAAATAATATCCTACATTAGTTTCTGGGTTTAGCAAAACTGCAAGCCCTCCAGATCCTCCTGATACATTGATATTTTTATCTGGTGTAGTTCCTGGAACAACGTAGTATGTTGTATTTCCAACTGCTGACTGTGAGTTAGATAGACCGCTTTCAACCTTTCCAATGATTCTCATTCTTGTTCCAAAGTGTTTGAACTTATCTGTTAGTGGTTTTTTAACATAAGATAAAAAGTTAATTGGTGATTCTTGTGCAGAAAAACTTGGGCCAGATAATACAAAAGCAGAGGACTGAACAGTTCCAGTCTGAGTTGATCGTATTGAGTTGATTGTTTTTTCATCTACAAATGTTGTTGATAAGAAGTTTTTAATTATATTAGTTCTTCCACTTTTCTGAGCAGTGGCAGAGTTAACTCCTGCTGCTGCAACTTCTCCAGTTGCTGTTCCGTAATTAGTTTTAAATAGATAGTCTGAATTCATGTCGCAACCTCTTACGTTGCTACTATTTAGCCAATGATCTGATATGGCTGCGTTATGCGAAACGACCTTAGTTCCAAACTGTCCACGTCCATGTTCTTCAACTTCGCCATTCTGCAATCTAAGAACACCCTGAAAAGTTTCATATTTTGGAAGAGAGTAAATCCTTACTCTTCCTGTTGGATAAAGTTTTCCATTAAATGATATTTTAGAAAAGTAATTAGAGTATTCTTGTGTGCTAGATATCCAAACATTTCCTTGTCCCGATATGCTGTATTCTACAGCATCATACTTAATGATTTCTCCATTAGAGTAAAAATATCCATTGTACCTAGATATCCAGTAAACCCCTTCTCCAAAGTCAATAACATTATCAACAACTATATTATTTTTTACATACGGAACGGTGGCGGACAGGTTTGAATTTAAAGGTATTGCGCTAAGTGTATAATCTGACTGGTTTGTTATTTGACCAGTAGATGTTTTTGTATTCTCTGTTCCAGTTACTTCCCACAAAAGAACGGGCTTATATATCCACGTTTTATCAGAATCAACTAGGCTTGCTTGCTTAATTGATCCGTAAGTTTTTTGTATTGATCTTGTCTCATAATTGAGAGATCCGTTATTATAAACTAAATTATTCTTTGAAGATACATCAATGATGTTTAGGTCTTTTGATAAAGTAAAATCAGAAACTCTTTCTGTTTCTGTTGGCATCATATAAGATTTACTCATACAGATAAAATTATTGTATTCATCAAAAAACATTGCTGTCTGTGTAGATCTTGCAAGATCTTGTAAAATTTCTGCAATATTTTTATCTGGTGGAATAAAGAAAAATGGGATTATGAGATCTACCTCTCCAGGAACTCTCTTGAATGCATAGTTTGAAAATCCAATGGCGTCTAGTAAAAATGATACTGCAGAACTAAGGCTGGCATCCCTAAATAGTGTTTGTGGCGCAGTGAGTGATTCAAAGTAAAAGAATAAGTCTCTAAGTTCTACAGTAAGTTTCTTGTTAGCAATTTCATATTTTGGGAAACCTTCACAATACATTGTCTTAATTGGCACCATGTAATCATAGCCATTCAAATTTACAGTTACATCATAAATCTTAAATTGTATATGGTTGGTAATATATTTAGAAATAATGCTACTTGTATTGTTAGCACTAAAAGCATCATCAAAATCAAATAAGGACAGTGTGCCTGTTGAGGCTAACAGTTGACCAACTGGCAATCCACTTGATCCTAAATCTGAGGCACTCTTCTTTAAGTTTAGAGTAGTAACCTTGTCTGAAACATTTACAGATAGTCTTGGAGATAATTCAATAAGATCTAGTGTTGCTCCAACTTTATTCATTGTTTGTGCAACAACCCTTAGTCCACCAACGTAGTCAAACTCACGGTACTTATATCCGCTATTTGTTGTGGTTGTAAATTTGATTGGAGAAGTAGTGTCTGTAACAAAGTTTGTAAGCCTATCAACAGAGTCTTCCTCTAGGTACCAACCATACTCTGGAACAAATGTCTCTCTGTTTCCATTAATAAATATAACGTAATAGCCAATATCAGTATCTGACTGCTTTATAAAATAAGAATATCCATTTACTGACTCGTCTGGCAAGAAGTCTTCAGAGGTATACGTTTCTGCATAAATAAAGATATCTCTATATTTCTTAGGTATCTTTAATCCATAGGCTAACTCAACGTAACCGTCTGTCTTTATTACTGGGGTTCCGTCCTGTCTTAAAGATGTTTCTGTAAATGATACTAGGTCTATCCAGGTATTATTTTTTAGCCCCTGAATTTTCCACCTCAGTGGAACGCTTTTATTAGCATCACCGTATAATGGATCAGAATATGTTCCTGTTGAATTTGAAAATGGCCCAAGGTCAACGTTGCCAGAGTGCGTTTGTAATTTAACGACTACACGGTTTGCTGGAACCTCTTCTTCATAAACAACATATGGGGCTGAATCATTAATTGCATACTGTCCACCAGATGACAGAAAAGAAATTCCGTGCTCAGCATTTCCTTCGGTCCTTAAAGAAGTCCAGTATTTGAATTTATCATTTTTATCAGGCATATAATATCTTGGTCTACGTGCCATGTTTATATTTTGGCTATGAAGATATCTCCCAGGTAGGTATGACGCTTTGTTAATCCCAGATCGTGGCCTAAACTGTTGGAAGCAAGACTCTAAAGAGTAGATCATTTTTAATTTATCTTTTGACCTTGTTAGTGTAGTTGGAAGATTGTTATCCGTGTACCCACCATCAACAGTTATGTCTGAATCTGTTGCGTCTGTATAATGATTGCCAGCGTCGTTAATGTCAAAAGAAGATACAATGTTGTTATATGTAGATGCTTGATCAGTTGGTCTGTATCTGTAGTTTCCTATTTGCTTAATGTTTGTTGGAATGTTAAGGTTCCACTCTGCAATAACTAAAGAGTTTGTTTGAACTACAGAAGAAGACAGTAGATGCTGGTTTAGTTCTGCATTGTTAAACATTACGCCTCTTCCAGGGTTACCGTAATATCCCAAAAATCATGTAGTGTCTGTCCACGTTTTCCAACCTTATAGTTAAAGTTTGAGATATACACTTCAACGATATCGTTATATTGCTGCAAGTGCATTTTAGCCTCTGAGTCAGATCCAAACGTATTGTATTTGTCGTAAGATAAAAACATCCAAAAAGAACCTTTATGGTTTTCATACCAATCTAATAGTTCTACTCCACCTGCTCCACCATCTACAGTAAATCCAATGCCAGCGCTAGTCTTTTTTCCCATTACGGAAAACTCTGGGGCATCTGAAAATGCTCTTGATGGAAGTCCTGTCCATGAGACAGTAAACTTATTCTTGTCTGCAATATGATAAGATCTTGATTTACCATTTACAGTTCTTTCACGCTTCTCAATTCTTTCTGTTGATATATCAATAGGGGCTCTTCCGTGATCTGATAGTACAATGAATTGATTGACTAAGGTATCTGTTGTTGCTGTTGCACCCTTTTCTAATCCGTTTGGCACGTACAGTCCATTGTCTAACTTCCCCGAATTTTCAGACCAAAGCAACGCTTGGGGTCTTCCCCACTTTTTGCGTCCTGACATATATGATGCGGTTGCCATTATAGTCTGTTGCTCCTAATTCGCTGATTGTCTACTTGCCTAATTTGTTCAATGATTGTCTGGGCTATATCGTTTGGATTTGCATCAGACTTAACATTAACGCTTAGGTTATAATTATACACTGAGCCAAGGTCTGTATTGCCAGTATTTATAGACCTAAGTTTATCTACTCCAAAGTTATCTACCGCAAACTTACTTACAACAAACTCTCCAGGACTTAACATTGCAGGAATTGTATCAGTTCCAATTGGAATCATATTAAATCCACCCTGTGCAAAGTATCTTGGAACCATTCCGCCCGAAGCCATAGCATATGGAGCCCACTTTGATCCTGATCCTGCTGTCTTGGTTGTATTTGCACTTCCTGTATTTGAATCTGCAGTTCCTCCATCTGACTTGCCACCAGTCTTTGCAGCAACTGCAACAGTTGTTACATAGTTGGTGATATAGTTTGTAATATTGTGAATTTCGTCATACACATGCTTTGTGTATAGACTCTTAGGAATCTTATTCATAGTGTCAAGAACTGAAGCCCAACTGTTTTTATTGCTTAGCGCTGAATCTGCTGCTGCCTCCATAGCAACTGCATAGGCTTCGGATAGTGGCTCGCCTTCTTCCATCTTTGCAACTATCTCTTCCCACATTTCAAGTGTGTGCCCAGAACTGTCATCTAAAGCCATAATCTGATCTACAACTGCTTGAGCAGATATTTCCTCTAAAGCAAGTTGTGCATCCTGTTGCATTAATGTATCAAGAATAGTTTTTTGATCAGCAAGTTGAGTTTGTATTGTTGCGTTGATTGTATCAAAGTCAGATTGTAGTTTTTCGGCTGCTGCAATTTGGGCTTCTTGATATACGACTATCTGAGCCTGTGCTGCTTCTATTGCCAACTCTGCAGCAAGTCTTGCTGGATCTGTTTCTAACTTGAAGAGTTCTTGAGAAATTTGATATTGTCTTTCTTGCAACTGCTCTTGGTTTTGTCCAGAATCATTTTTAAGATTTCCTATTTCATTATTTCTTGCCTGATCCATTGCAGATGAAACTCCACCTGCGTAATTAGACGCATCTGCTGCCCTCATATCCTGAGCAGCCTTTGCTGCTGCTGCTATATCTCCAGATGACAATGCATCTGCAAGACCTAACTGCTGTTGCTGTTGACGAATAATATTTTCATTAATACGCTGTACATTTTCAAGGGCTTCCGCCTGTTCATCATATTTTTTGTTAATTTCATCAGCAGAGTGAGCCATAATCGATAAGTCATTTGAAATTTTATTAGACTCGACACCAAGTTTCTTTGCTGGATCTTCAAAATTCTTTTTAATGAAGTCTTGCTTTGTTTTAATGATTGACTCTTGTGACTTAATTAGACTTTCATACTTTTTAGCGTTTGTCTCTAAGTCTTTAGAAAGTTTATTTTGGGCAGTTGTAAGTTGTGATTCAAGGGCTGTAGTCTTTGCTGTTGCAACGCCAATTGCTTGTGCTAGTGATGCACGTTGCTTTTGAATACTTGCCAATGACTTGCCCATCATTCCCGCAGATGGGTCTACACCATTCTTTACCGCTGCCTGGTATCCTGCTTCTCCAACATTCCAAGAAGCCTTTCCACCAAGAGCAGTGTTATCTGATGTCTGAGCCTTGCGTAATTCATTTATTGACATGTTAGAGTATGCAGTTTTTCTAACATTCATAATCTTTTGTGCAGCCTCAAGACCCTTTGTAGCCTTGCCCTTTAAATCAGAATTTGCATATTCAAGTGCAATCTTAATTGTTGAATTTGCTTGAACTGCTTCTAGACCCTTTGCAATTGCCTCAACCTGTTCCTTGGCTTTTTCTGCATCTGTTCCGTAGGTCTCCATTGCAGCGATTGCCCCAGCAAGAGATTTTGGATCTGATATTAAAGAGTTCAAAGCCTTTGGAGACATGGCTGGGCCATTCTTAGCAAAAAACTCTAGGACTGCTGGAATCTTTGTATTGTTACTTTGTTCTTCAATAGCAACCTTTCCAACATTAATTAACTCATTAATCTTTTCTCTTGCAACTCTTTGCTTTTCTAGTGCAATGTTTGTTGCTAATTCTTTGTCTGTAATCTTGCCTGTGGCAATAACTGTTGTCATTGCTTCATCTGAAAGTACCTGCTGAATTTCAGAGTTAGACATTCCAAGTGCAGCCAACTTCTTTGTTACAATCTCTTGCTCATTTAAATTCTTAAGGACTGTTTGCTGTGCAATTATAAAGTCTCCAGTAATTGCCTTGTTGAATCCAGCCTCCACTGCTGCTGCATTAAACTTTCCAGACTGGCTGAAAACTACATCTCCAACCTTTGTACCCTTTGCTGCCACCTTCTTTGTAAATGGATCAATAACCTTTCCTTTATTTTTTCCAGTTCCAGCGGTGGCTGTACGCATAAACTTTGCTTGCTCTTTTGGATCAAGTCCCGTAATATAATCCATAAACTGTGAAGTCTTGCCCATGCTAAGCATCTGCTCTTTAATGCCCTTATATTGATCTCCAATACCGCCCTTCTTTGCTGCTAGAAGTGCTTTATTTAAAGCCTTAATTCCACCCTCTGCATTTATAGATGCAAGGCGAACCTCTTTAAGTCTCTTTAGTAAATCTGCATACGGATCTTCTGGTTTTGTACCAGTACCAGTGGTTGTGGCTTTGCCAGCAGGCTTACTGGTAACTCCAGGAATATATCCAAGATCTCCCTTAAGAAGATCATTTTTTAGTAGAGCGGTGTTGCCTTTGTATGTTCCCTTAACTTCATCAAAAGTTACTTGATAATGCAATAGTTTATACTCTTCATATGTCTGAGATTTATCAGCCCTATTTCTATATCCCTCAAGAAGTCTTGCCTGTGTTTCACGATCAAACATTTCTTTGGCTTCTGGACTGTCAAAATCTAAAGTATTTACATATGAAGAAATTATCTGGAATTCTTTAATTGCTTTTGCTCGTTCTTCATTTGTTTTAAAGTTATCCTGAAGATACTTAACATCAATATCGCTTACATCGGTTCCATACTCTTTGTCGTAGTTCATAACAGTATCTACTGTAATTTCTTTTCCATCTAACTCTTTAACGCTTTTATCTATAGCCTGGAACTGATCATCTAATATCGCCAACCCAGCAACATCTTGTTTCTTTAGGAATACTTCCATGTTAATTTCTTTGCCATCAAGAGATGCTGCTAAACCAATAATATCTGAAAGTCTATTAAAAGTATCATTATCTTGTAATGCAATTTCAAAAGACATTCTTTGTGCAAAAGCCTTGTCGTCAAAGTTTGCAAACAGCATAAGCATATCTGTTGTAGCAGAGGCCCCGTGTGTCTTCATTCCAATGTCTAGGGTTGTTTCTAGTTGTTTTAGGTTACCATCAAACAAATCAAGAAGTGCATTTGACTGATTTGGACTTATAATTTTATTGGCAAGCATTAATTCCATCTTTACTGCAAATCTCTGTGCTGCATCTCCAGTCTCAAATCCTTGATCAACCCCGTAACCGTTATCAATTTTGCCAAGTCTGTCAATTTGTTTTTGAGCCATACTCTCTTGGTCTGTTCCTTTATAAGAGTCTGTGATGGTTGACTGTATTCCAACAAAATATGCTCTTTCACGTCTTGCCAAATCGTTAAACATTCCAATATTTCCAGTTTGAATTTTATTCTGGAATCGTGCAACTGCTGCATCTAATTCTATAGATTGTCTTTCATTTATAGTTCTGGAATCGGAAGCACTTTTTGCAGTAAGTGCTGCAAGGTCTTCTTCTAATTTTAACTGCTTTTCTTTATTTGCTGTTTGCGCTATTTCTGCTGTAAGTTTATTGATTTGATTATCATAGTTCATCTTGACAGCATCTGCCTGGGCTTGAATAATTGCTAAGTTTGTTGCTTCAATAGTTCCAAGAGTTGCTGCTTCTGCTGCGCCCGAAACAGTTGTTTTGTCCATTTTTGTCAAAGCATCTAAAGCAAGATTTACTTTATTATCTCCAGCCTGAATGATGTTTAGCGGTACTGTTAGAGGGTCTCTAGTTAAATTTTCTCCATTGGGTCCAAGTATATTTCCAAGTTGTGCATCTACCTGAACTGTAAGATTTGAATCTTGTAGTTGAACCCCAATAGCATATGCAATACTTTTTGCTTGATCAGTAGTAAGCACTCCATCTGAAACATATGTTGCTAGTTCTGTTCCAAAAGTTTTTGCTGCATCCTTTGCTCCAACTTTAGAAATATTTTCTTGGAAAACTTTAAGCATTTTCTTTCCAACTTCGCCTCCAACAAAACTAATACCAAACTCTTCGCCTTTACGTTCACGTGCTCTTAAATCATTTGTTGAGCCAGCGCCTCTGCGCTTGGCCATAATCTCACTGGCTCCAACTTTTCCAGTTAGTTCACCAATTTGCTTCATCTTTTCTGTAGAGGCAGTTAGAGACCTTACATACTCTGCTTGCTTACGTGCCGAAGCATCAAAGTGTTTGTTTAGCATCCATAGTCCAGCACCAACTGCTACAATTGCTGCCACAATGCCCTGTGGGCCAGATAGGCCAGCAATCATTGGTGCAAGCGATGAAAGTGTTGAGGCAGCACCCAGGGCTCCTGTAACGGCTGGTGGTGCTCCTGCCATACCTGCAACCATTGTTGCTGTTCCTAATGCTCCTGCAACCTTGCCAGAGTATCTGCCCACCTTTTCCCTACGCATACCACGTTTCATTTTGCCATAAGTTTTTTTGTCCATTGGGTCACCAGTACCTGGATCAATAAATATTTGACCATCTTCACGAGCATAGCCAGAAGCCTCTTTATATGCTTGATCCTTTGTCATTCTCGTGTCAAGGTCTTGAGATTGTGATGCAGAAGACTTAATCTTTGCACGTAATGCAGCAAGTTCTCTTTCTTTTTCTGCAAGAATCTCACGGTCTTTCTTTGAAATTTGATCCGCAAGCATAGAAGATGTTCTTTGTGCATCTGCAGTTTGACTTGCAGCGTTTGCTATTTGTTCTGAACTACCTGCTGTTGCTTCCGCAAGATCTGAGGCAGTTACAATGTTATCTTGATGTCTTCTTTGTGCTTCTAAAGAGTCCCCTGTTGCTTTAGATAGTTTGCCTACTTCTAGTGTTAGTGTTGCAGATGATTTATCAATTCTGTCAGAACTGGATCCAGAGGATATTGAACCCTTACCTGATCTTCTTCTTCTATCAAGAGATTTAAGAACCTGTCTTTGGTCTCTCATATCTGGGGTATTTATATCATCATAAAATTCTTTATTACCAGTGTCAATTTTGGCAGCATCCTTTAATTTATCTGACTGTGCTGATACAGCCTTAGTTTTTGATGCTAGCCCTTGACTTAGTCCATCTCCAATATCTTGTCCAAGTTTTTTAGTTCTTTTGGATGGAGACGCAGTTTTAGCAATTTGCTTTTCTGCCCTTGTTAAATCTCTATCTAATGCATCACTAATCTCTGTTGATGCTTTTACAAATTCTGGATTTCTTTTCCTGTATGGCTTTACACTTTCTGAAGCACCCAGGTCTGATCTTAATGCTGCTTCTTTTGCTGCTAAAGATACTCTTTGTCCTTCTGATCCACGATTTGCTTCTCCACCAAAAGTACCAACAACTGAAGTTGATTTAGCATCAGCGATTGCCTGCTTCATCATTCCACTGACAGAATCTCCAAGTTGAGATTGTGCTTGCTCGACTGCTGCGTAAAATTCTGGATCATTAACAAACTCTGTTGGAATCTTTGAAACTTCGCTTGAAATTCTGCCTGCAAACACCTGCATATCTGCATGCATCTGAGATGCAATTGCAGGATCATTAAGTGCTTCTTGCAATGACATCCCCATAGACCTTGCATACTGATCATACATCGGGGCCATTGTAATTGACATATCTTCGCCACTAAACCTAGAGGCAAGATCTTTAGGAGACATTTCTCCCTTGTTTGCTTTTTCTGGAAGCATAAATCCAAAGTTGCTGAACTGTCTAACATATCCGTTTGGATCTCCTGCCCTAGCAGCATCTGCCGAAGACTGTAGATGTTTTCCAACTCCAGTTGTTCTTGATGTTGCTAAGTCTGCAAGTCTTTGCAGTTCTTGTGGATCTCTTATTGGGGCGCCTGGCGCCTGACCATGAGCAAATACAAGATTCTCTCCGTTGAACGTTGTTGCAGAGGTTCCCTTTGGTCTATTTCTTGCTACGCCTTCTTCTTCTAGAATTCTCTTTAATGTTTCCCCAGATAATTTTTTAAATCCATCTCCTGCTGCTGTTGCTTCATCTTCAAGTCTTTGCAATACACGAGATACCCCTTCAATGTCTTTGCTAAACTTAGATAGTTCTGAAATCAATGAAAGGTTTGCACTTTGTGGTGTTGATCTGTTTGGTATTGCATAACTTCTTCCACCAAAAGAAATACTTGATCCGTCTGCACCAATTCCATCTCGTCCAGTCGCATACCCTGGAACTGAATCATTTCCAATTGCTCTGAGTAGTGGTCCATATTTATCAGTGTTTTCTTTTGATACAACAGTTTCTCCTGGCTCAAGCATTGCTGGAACCTTATCTCCAGTACCAGTACCTGGAACGCTAAACACACCTTCTGCATATTTTCTTGGAGCAAGACCTGATGTTGCTCCCATTGCACCAGGGGCTGCATTAAATAGTCCTGGAGAAGACATTGCAAGTGCTCTAGCCTGTGATGCTGCATTTCCATATGCTGCAGCAAGGGCATTGGCTGCTCCTGCTTCAACATTAAATGTTTGAATTAATTTTTGATGCGATGTATGAAGTGCGTTAGATTGTGCAAGGCTTTCGATCTGTTGCTGAGTCATATAGTCAAAGCCTGCGCCAAGAACATTACTCTGGCCATTAAGTTTTGCCATTCCTCCACGAAGCATTGCAAAGAACTTAATTACGTTTGCAGTTCCGTTGGCAAGCAAACCAAACGCCATAAGGGCAACTGGTGCCAAACCTCCAATTACTCCAACAATAGTTGTTATAATCTTTTTTGTTCCATCGCTTAGGTTATTAAACTTTGCTAATACATCTCCAACAAATTTTACAATAGGTGTTGCAGCCTCAAGGAATGCCTTACCCAAAGGCATCAATTGAACCTTCATATCTTCAATTGCCTTTTGGAATTTCTTTCCTGTTGCATTTTCAATCTTTGCTGTTTCACGCTCTGAAAGGATTGCTAATTCTTCAATAGATGCTCCTGCTAAACCTAGTGCTCTAGATGCCTGACTTCCATCTTTTGTTATGTTCTGGAATAATGTGGATAGACGAGCAAACTGGAATTTACCAAACATCTGCTCAATTGCTCTAGCACGGTTAAGTGGATCTAGTGTATCTAATGCTCTTGCAAAACCAACTACAGTACCTTTAAGATCTCCAGCATTGTTGTTTACTATACCCTTGATATTAATACCAAGATCTGCAAGCATTCCTGCTGCTTTCTTGGAAGGGTTAATCATAGAAGCAAGACCAGACTTAAGTGCGTTAGCGCCTTCTGATGCGTTGATTCCACCCTCTTTCATTGCAGTCATGAAGAATGCTAGATCTTCAACGTCTCCACCAAGTTGTTTAATTACTGGTGCTGCTTTTGGAATTGCAATTGTTAAATCTTCAATAGATAAGACAGTTTGGTTTTCTACAGCGTTAAGGAAGTTAATTTTATTTGCTAGTTGTTCAGAAGATATTCCAAAAGCATTTTGTAAAGATATAGTAGTCTCTAAGGCTTGTTGCTGATCAACCTGACCAAGAACAGCAAGCCTAGTTGCCTGCGTTACTTGAGCGGTAAGTGCTGCGCCAGCATAGCCTGCTGCTGCAGCGGTTGCTGCCATGTCCATAGTATCTTTTACTGCTACGCCATATTTTGTAAATTCATTGGCAAGAAGTTTAATTCCAGCAACAGCCCTATCTGTTTCTGCAACGCTAGTTGACATATCCCCGTATACACGCTGGAATTTTACAGTTGCTTCTTCCATTTCTCTAAATGTTTTAGCAGCAAAGGATCCAAGCATTGTAAGAGGAATTGTTAAACCAACCATTAACTGACGGCCTGCCCACTGAGTATTCTTACCAAAATTTAATAGTTGTGTTGAACCCTGCTTGAGTAGTTGGTTGAGGAACTGCTGTCTTTGTGCAGCCATCTGAACACGTGTTGCATAATCTGTATAAGCGCCATTGGTCATTTGCAGATGCTTTGGCATGACCTGAAGCGTCTTTACTAATTGACCATTAGCATTTGTTAATTGGATATATTGACTTTGAAGTGTCTTTACTCTATCCTTGCTTGCACGTTGAAGGATTTCCTTCTCTTGAGCAAAGAAGTTTTTTAAGACATTGCTGTTTAATGATGTGGCTGCTGCGGTGTATCTAAAATATTGTTTAAGACTTAACTGGTTTTTTTCTAGCGCACCAGTGAAGGCTGCAGTGGAAGTGTGGACATCCTTTTGGCTAGCAATGAACTTTCCAGTTTGATTAATCGACTGGATGAGTTGGCTGTTTAAACCCTTTTGTGCATTTTCAGCAGCAATGTTTCCTTGTGTTAAGGATTGGTTAAACTTGCTTAGACCAGCCTGAAGCCTTCTTAATTCTGAAAGAGCCGTGGCCGTATCAAAATGTATGCCTATATTAGCATTTACATCAGACACGTTTCATTCCACCTCTTTACATTATTTTTACTTAGTTAAAGAATTAACTAATGCAGTTGGATCAGCAAGTTGGATTCCAGAGGCTGCATCTACTACTTCATATACTGTAGGTAGGTCGATGTTTTCTTCTAGTGCTGCTCTATCGTCTGCGAGTTCTGGATTGTACTGCTTGAATGCGATTTGTACGCAATCAAGAAGAATGTCCATAGACTTTTCATTATTGTCTGCCACTGTGCTTAGTTCTTGGAACTTTTGCATGAATGGCTTAAGTAGTGAAATCTTTAGTGGTTGTACTGTTACCTTTGTACCGTCGATTAAAACTACGTGCTTTTTATCTGTTGTGGCTTTGTCTGCCATAGTATTTCCTCCTGTGGATTGTTAAATTAATTATACCACAGCAAGCGTGTTTTTTTAACCCTCTACAATTTCGTAGTCTATACCCATACCTATACCAAACCCTGCCTTTGATGCTGTTGCACCTTGATATGCAAGAATGTCATTTCCATCAACTGCCTGACCTTTACTGAATACTCTGGCCTTCATGTCTTCCCATTCTTGCTGACCGCCACCAGAACCAGCATCTAAATCTACCCCTTGCATTGCTGCTATAAATTTCTTTTCGTTATGATCCAATTCTCTTTTAACACTGAGGGTTGCGAGTATCTCTGGCATAGACATTGACTTTTCTAGTTCTAGATAATCTTTCCAGATCCCCAGCAAAAATACTTCTGATTCTATCTTTGCTAAATCTAATTCTTCCCAGGAGGATCCACTGTCTACTGCCTGCTTTTTTACAGACTCTTCTGAATCTTTATTTACTTTAATACCTGCAGCATAGTTGAGGAGTTTGTATACAATTGGCATGTTACATATGTCTTCTGCTTCTGGATAAAACTCTGGACAGTATTGCTTTAATGCTATAGAGGCACACAAAGCAAGATTAGTCATTGCTTCATCATCACCATCAGAGTTTTTAACAAGTTCAAAGGCATCCATTAATTCTCTTAAATATTTTATCTTTAATGGTACTGCTTCAACTATAACTCCATTTAGTAATTCTACTTGTCCTGATTCATATATTTTTGTTGCCATTATATAAGTATACCAAAAGAAAAAGCCCTATCCGTTAAGATAGGGCCAATTCTATTATTAAGTTATATTTTGAAGATTATGCACCAGCGCCAGCAGAGCCGACGGTACGGTCAACGATCTTTCCGTATGAACCAGATGAGTCATCTGGAAGTAGACGGAATGAAACTTCAAACATAGAAGCAGCATCACGCTTTGCAGATACTGTTACGCTTTCGATTGAAAGTGCACGGTATGCAGTGTAGATACGCTCCTTTGCAACTGCTGCGTCGCCAGATCCTGGACCTACAGCAATTAGACCTGCTTCAACTGGGACATCGCCCAAGTCTCCTGCAGATAGGTTAAGTGTTGGGTTTCCCGCAACTGTAGACAAGTTAGAATCCTTTGCTGCTAATGCAACTAGAAGGTTTTCCATTGTTGCTTCAGCAAATGATGTCTTTAGATTGACCTGCATGCCTTGCTTGAACAACTTTGCTACGTCAAGAACCTGATCAACAGCAACTTCACCGAAATCTGGCTGGAACTGTAGTTCTAGACCATTGCTGGTATAGCCTACGTTACGCCACTTTGCAGTGTTGGCTGATGATGAAAGGGTCTCTGTATACTTTGTACCAGACACGAATGCTGGAACTGAAGTAGATGGTGTAAGGGCACCGTCTTCGTATGTGAAGAGCGCTGCTGCGCCAACGATTATGTTAGCGTTACTTCCTCTTGAATATGCCATATTTTTTCACCTTTTCCTTTATATGAAATAAAGGGCTTGTTTCCTCGTATTAATTATAACAGCGTTTTTACTGATTATACCAGTGGGGTTGAGGGGTCTTTGTAGTGATAATCGTACTCAATAATCATTTTATTACCCGCCCAGGTTCTGGCTGTTCCAAAGTCGATGATATCTCGGCTTTCATTAAGTTGATAAATCTTAAAAGTATGGAAGAATATATCTGTGCGGTACTCTTCTGGAACTAAAGTTTTATTTGAAGCATACCAATTATTAATATCTTGTCCTGATTCATCAGAACGATCAAAGTGCTCAAGGAATCTCTCTTGGATTCCGTATAAATCTACAATATCTCTTGCATAAAAATAATACAACAATTGCTCACACCTTATGTGTGGAAATGGTCCACGCCTCATTCTAAACATTCTGTCATAAACTCCAAGAAGATTTACTGGTCCTCCTGGAAATTGCTCAGTAAATGCGTCAATGTCTGTTGGCATAGTTGGAACAATAGCGCCAGCCAAACTATCGGCAAAGACCTTGTCTTTAATGTAAGCATTAATGATTGCTGGTGGCATGTTTGTTTTCATTATGATACCTTCCCAAGTGATGCAGTTGCTACCCAGCGAGATCCAGTTGATACTCCAACAGACCTTCCGCCTCTTGCTCCTGCACGAATGTTTTCCTTAAATACTTTAGCATTCTTAAAATGATCTGATAAACCACTTGCCTTTAAAAATGATTGCTTAAAATAAACACTAAAAAATGAATCTAAAACTTTTGCAAATTGACCTTGTGACTGACCTCCAGGGTTATCAATAGTAACTGAATTTGGAGTAAATATTGTCTGTCCATCAATATCGAATGCTAAGACCTTTGCTTTTCTAGGTGCTATGGTAACAGGTGTTCCGCTTTCCATAATCTGCGCCTTGCTGTAGAAGGGCACTTTAGATCCATCTTTTATAGTAGTTGATTGTTTAAAACTGCTAGAGAATTTTAAACCTGTTGATGTTATTGAGTAATTTATATCGTACAGTCGTGACTCTGGGCTTCCTATCTGATACCACTCATATATATGATGAAGTGTTTGTGGGCTTACCCTCGCATTTGAGTCTATATATCCATATACAATTTCTGTAATCTCTGGTCCTAAATTTCTGTACATTTCTGCTTTACCGTATTCAAGTCCTTCAAGAAATCCAAATGAGTAGTCCATTATGTTTTTCATTTCTTTATTAAATGCTGCTGTATTAAATCTAAGACTTATCATATTGTTGACACCTGGTTTTCAGATCTTCTAACAACTAGTTTGTAGTATTCAATTCCTCCGAATGGGCCAACGTATGGTTCATTGGTTGCAATTTCAAATATTGTTGACTTGCCTGCTCTAACTCCTGCTGTCTCTGTATATATTGGTGTCCCAGATGAGTCTCTTATGTTCGTTAGTACAATGTTTGTAATAGAGGTGGCTTCTTGTCGTTCTGAGATTCGAATGTCATTCTTTGTTCTTCCGTATAGAACTGAACTGTGTGTTATATTTACGTTGGGTGCTACTTCCTCTTTAAGTCCCGCAGAAGATAGGCTACAAGCAATTGTCTTGTCTATTAGCCACTGCTTTTTTACTTCTCCAAGATCCCCTTGTGTAACGATTGGGTAATAAACATCAGCCAATAGTGGGAAGGTAAAATCTGAAATTTCGCATAACATTAGATTATCCCTGGTTTTAGAATAGTATTTGAATACTTATCTAAGATCTTATCTACCAACATATTACCAGTTCCGTTAAATACAGCCTTGTCAAATTGGATTGTAAACTGATCTGTGTTGTATGATGTTACATATCTCTTGTAATAATCTAACTTACCGCATTTAATGTCTTCAATAAGTGCTCTTGTTGCAATTTCTACATCTGATGGGATAGTCTTATATCCTGCATCAACAACAAATGTGTAGTCGCAGCCTGCTGGAAATGCTACTGACTCATATCCAAAATAACCAAGATCTCCTCTTGAAATTGGAAGACTTGGCATTGCATTTTCTGAACGATTCCATGCCCCACTTACAACTCTCTGCACTGCCGAGTTGTCCAGTGTAATCATATAGTCATGCAGGTTGGTCAATGGAGTGTCTACGTTATAAACTAAAACGTTGTCCTCGTATACCTTTAAAATTTTATTTGTGTCATTCCATAGTGGGAAGTAATCTGTTCCTTGACCCACTGCCTGTATTACCTTCTTGTGATTGTAAAATCCGTTTGGAATAATTGTATCAATAATTGCTCTAGCAAGAAGTTCGTGCATTCTGTATTCCGTAACTTCTGAAGCAGTGTCGCCAATCTTATTTGCATTAACGTAAGGCCTAATGATATCTAAGTTTTCTTCATGTAAAATATTTACACGTGCTGTATCATAAAATTTAATATAAAACTTTCTGTCAAAACTTACTTTGTCTGCTGGCAGAACATATGTAACAATGCTGTTAGCGTTTGACTGAACTGTAGTTTCTACTACTGAGTGGTCCACCAAATCCTCAACCGACTGAACGTACGTATAGTTGGCTATAGGTAGTGTCCAGGTAGTTGTAATAGGATAAGGTGGAACTCTCATGACCTCCATGAATTAGTTACCGAATTCCTTCGCAACTTCTTCTGGTGTAGCAATTCTGCAGTGATCTCTTGTTAACCAAGCCTCTGCTGCCTTTGGAGAAAGAATGTTGTATCCATTATAGACTTTGCCAAATTCTCCCCATGATGCGTTTCTTGTAGAAAATACTGCAACTTTGTCTGATGACAATGGTGCTGATGGTGCAGCAGGTGCTGCGTGAACTTCTTGCTCAACAGGTGCAGTTGATCCTAAAACTCCATTATTGTCATAGCCTAGTGATGGCTGTAGAGCAACTTCTGGTACCTCTGGTGAGTCAATAGAGTCATCATCTGATCCTGGCTCTCCTGGATGAAGATAAACAAAAGGTTCTGGATCTTTCCACTGTGGTGTGTCTTCAAGTTCAAGTATTTCTACATCGTTGATTTCATCAGCAAATGCCTGATCTTCTTCGGTCATTGCTGGTTCTGGTGGTTCTGGTACTTCTAAAACTTCTGGGTTTTCTTCAACAATAGAAGATAGTTCTTCTTCTGAAAATGTTCCAGCAATTTCGTTATTTAGTTCTTCTGACATAAGTATGTCCTCCTTTTAGTGTTAATTGTATTATATCATTATAAAGTTAATAAGGGGGCAGGAGAGTGAACTCCCGCCCCCCATTAAAGGTACTGTTTACAGATTATGCATCTGCAGCAGCGTCAGCGAATGCAATTGCATCCTCTTCTTCCCATTGAATACCAAAGCGGACGAATACTGTGTATTCAATTGTGTCCTTCTTTGCTACGTATTCACGGTTTACAGTGATGTCACGTTGCATACCCCATACACGGTTAGCAGGGAATGTCAAATCGATATATCCTGCTGGGTAGTAAGGGACTTCCTGAACTTCAATTCCAAGAACACGAGTTGTACGTGCTCCACCGAATGTCTGTCCAAGTCCGTCTAGATAGTTCTGACGGTTTGCTTGTGTGCTTCCTGGCATACGACCAGAGAATGCTTCTGCGACTGCATCTGCAAGGGTACCGTTATTCTTAACGATTCCTCCGAATGCATCTGTACCTGCGTAGAACTTAAGATTGTTCTTAAGTGCACGGTACTTACGTGGCATTGCATTGATGATTCCCTGCATAACTTCAGGTGTCCAAGCATTATCTGCTACGGTTACAACTGATTCATGTGCGAATCCATTAGTCTTGGTCTTCTTTACGAAACCAGTCATGATGTTAAGGAATGGGGATGTTGAACCATCACCATTAATAGCCAAGTCTTCGATATCATTTGCAAACGCATTTGTCATCAAACGTACTAGGTGATCCTCAAGAGCATCTCCTTCTACGCCATCTTCAAGTGCTTCAGCAGAAACTTCCCAGTCAAGACGAATCTTCTTTGTAGTTAATTCGACCTTTGAGAATGTTGCTCCTGTGTTTGTGTATGTGCCGTCTGCTTGTGCTGCTGAACGAATTACACGCTCTCCTACGTTTACTTTTTCAAGTTCCATAGTATTTGCTCGCATTGTGACCTTACGGCCATCATTTGCAAGTACAGTTGCATCCCAAACATAGTCGATAAAACGACGTGCCTGTTCAGGGCGCAAAATTCCAGATGCTGCAGTAGTCCCAGAAGGGTTTACGGCATTGGAACCAGATGATGAACCGATGGTTGCTACTGGGGTATTACCCAATGTGCTTGCACCTGGGTTAGAAACTCCACCAATACCACCTGACGCAAATGCGCCTTGGCCTTGATAAAGTCCTGGGGCTGTTCCGCCCACGTTACCAGATGTACCTGGTTGATTCTTTTCTATATTTTGTTCCGACATAATATTTCACCTCCAAGTGACTTTTTACTTAAATAGATCGGTTGTTTTGAGGAAACTCCCGCCCCATAGGGATTTTTCAACCATTTCAGGCTGATCCTGTACAATCTCTCCGAGATCGCCAGACTTTCGGAAAGCGGTATCTTGCTCTACAAGTTCTACACGCTTACCAAATTCATTAAATACATTTGTTGCTGATGCAAGATCTTTTGCAACTGCTTCAAATGAGTTTTGCGCTACTTCAATATCAACCTTTGTAGACTTTAAAAGTTCTACTTCTGATTGTAATGATTTAACTATTTCTACTAGATCGCTAAAGGCTTTTTCAAGACCGTCATTGGTTTCTGTAACTGCTTCTGCGATTGCTTCTGCAACTACATCATCTGACTTAGATACATCTGCGTCTGTGTCTGCTACCTTTTCAATTTCTTCTACAACTGCTTCGTCTGACTTAACAACATCTGCTGTTTCTGTCTCTTCTGCCTTTGCAATTACTTCGGTAACTTCTTCAACCACGGCATCTGCCTCTGGAGCGACCTCTGACTTTGTTACTTCTACTAGTGCTTCTGTTTCAATAACTTCTGCAACTGTTTCTGTCTTTTTTGTCATAGGTTGTACCTCCTTGTTAATCTTAGAAGTATTAATGCCTTTAGCACTATCAACTAAGAATTTTATCATTGTTACTTTTTCGTTATCCGTTTTTTCAACGAATCCTATGTTTTCCATCTGGCTTCCTGTTGTTGGGCTTAACTCATTTTCATTTTCAGAAACCATAACGATACCAGATTCTTTATCATAAAAAACATTCTCTAATACTGTTTCATCTGCTTTAATAACATCTAGTCCATCAACTTTTTCTACAGACATAATGTTTGCAAACTGATTTGCTGGTGAATCAACAAGACTCAACTCTACCAAATCATATTGCTTAATAATTCTAATTGCTTTATCTGACTTCTCGTCATAACCATCATCCCACTTGTTCATTCTTCCGCCAATTGAAAAACCCTGAAGTGTCCCATCAAGTACCTTTTCCCAAGTATCTTGTGCACCCTTTGAAACATATGCAGATACATATACTCCATTATAAAATTTCTTTGTTTCTGGATCAAAATACTTATCTGCTTTAAATGAAACCATTTTGCCTACTGCTAGTGGCTGATGCATTTCTCTAATGTTCCCACGGAATTTTGCAAATGCCTCCATTGATGCTTCTGCTGTTACAATGTCGTCTTGCTTGTCAATATTATCAAGTGATGCAAACCCAGAAACGGTTCTTCTATTCTCATCAACTTTTGAGAATGGCATCGAGAGACGCAAATTTTCCCCATCTAAATTCCAATGGGCTTTGGATATATTGTTCACCATCATATTATAAACCCCTTTTATTCAGATCTCACTATTCGGACAATTCAGACAGTTCAACTAAATCATCAAACTTTCTTCCTTGTCCTTTCGGGTTGCGACCAGCAACCGTAGTAGTGCTATCAGAATTATTGTTTACTCTTTCAGCATCTCTAGCCCTATTGGCTGTTGCATCTGCTGCTTGCTGAGGTTTTAGATCTAACGGCTCATCGCCACCTTCTCTTTGTGGCATGCCCAGAATAGAACGTGCTTCGTTTGGCGTCATGACCTGATTTTTTACATATCTTTCAAGGATTTGAGACTGAGTAATCTCATCAGTAAGCGTCAACTCGTTAAATTTAAACTCAAGAATATCTGTTTTTTCTCTAATTACCTTATTAATCATCTTTTCAAGTTGTGCTTGTGCTGGTCTTGCAACTTGTTCTTTAAATGTTCTATCTTGTGCTAGCGCTGCTGCGATTGCTGACGAGTCTGATCCTCCCAACTTAGAAAGTGGAACCTGGTGTGCAACAAGGATGTCATCACGGTTTTGCTTGCGATACTCTTTAAATGATCCTTCTTGAATTCCAGCCTCAATTGGCTCCATCTTGAATTCAACCTTATTTGTATCGGAATCTGGAGGAAGTGGGATATATAGAGTTCTATGAGACTGCCCCTTAAGGCCTGTCTGTAAGAATCTAAACATCTTATCTTCTGCATCTGCAGACAACTTTGCACCCTTTAATGTTACAACATATCTAGGAACAGCCTTGTTTGAGAAGTAATCAATATTGTATTGTGAAGCCAACTGATCACCAATAAGTGATGAGATTGCTGACATAATATCTGGAACCCCATAGAATGTGTTTAATGGGGAGTATTGCTTGAAGTGTATAATTTCGTTTGGTCTTGGATCATCAGTTACCATGTTTTGATTTTTTGCCCCAAAGTTTTTAAAGTAAACTGTTTTATTTCCAATGATCTGGATGTATCCATCTTTCAGTCTTCTTACTCTAATTGTAGTTGCTGGTATGTGACCTACGTACCCAATTTCTCCACGTGTCGTTCTTCCAATTTCAAGATATCCATTTCCAATTGCCTGAACATCTGTGTAAACCTTTTCCATTGTTCCTGTTAAAGAGTCATCATCGTTTAAAGATTCTAGCCAATCTCTCATTTCAATTTTTGCTCTTTCAATTCTCTTTCTTGCACGACCAGTTGCTTCTGAATCTGTTGATGCTTCAAGTTTTAACATTGTTCTTGGAGAAACCTTAAAGTCATACCCAAGCCCTACAATATTTTCAACCTTTGCATCAATTGCTGCATGGTTTGCAAAAGATGTGTCGTAATAGTTTGCTAACTCGTAAACGTTCCATGGTGGAGTGATAACGTCAAAAAGTCCATAAGCATTTCTAAATACGTGCCCTGGGTTTATCTCTTTTGACTTAGCGCCATTAACGCCAACTTTTCCAGAACCAGAATCTTCTAAATAAGAATCTGTAACTTCTGTTTTTGATAGTCTGGCTGCTCTTCGTTTAAAATTATTTGATAGACCCGACAATGTTTTAAGATCATCCCATGATTTATTAAATGGATCACTTGCCACAAAAGCATTTCTTTCATCTTGAATTTGGTCAATTCTTGCACCAACTAGAATATCGTCGTTATCCATTATTCCTCATCCCCATATAGAGCAATTGTATCTTTTGCTGCTTGGACTGCGCCAAGGTCATTCATTGATGGAATCAGTCCAGACTTAAAGCGATCAACTTGTTCTGAATATTCTTCTTCTGAAACTCTTGTTAAACCTGGAACAAATACTGCTGTTCCTTGTCCATCATCCCCATAGTGCATTGCTGCTTTCTTTAACTCGGAGATTCTGCCTATGTCGTTTTTCATTGCTGGTATGTTTAGAACAGAGCCAGTGCCATCTGTAAACCACTTACCATCAGACTTTTTATATACGTATAGACCCCAGTCATACATCTTATCAATGACTTGTCGTCTTACATTCTTTACTATTGGCTCGCCAGTTTCGGGGTTAATTAATGAATCCATAACCATTAGTATACCATATTACGTAGAAGTCTGTACTCCTTGTTGCCATCTAACGTCCGAGTTTACAGAATATTGATATTTTCCTACAATTAATGGCAAAGAGTCATCAATAACAAACCTATTTGTACCGATAAATGTCTTATAGAGTGTTTCTGGGTCTACACCGTAAAGGCTTGTCGTAGCAACAACCAAGACTTCATCCCAATTAAAATCTAGGTCCCAGAAGGTCCACTCGTAAAGATCTTCTGGATCATTAGTAACCTTGACTCTAAACCAGGGTCTGGTCTGCAAGTCTCTAACTTCTGAAAGCCTACTTGCATCGTACAGGGATATATTGTTAATTGTTACTGGACCAGATACTGAAAACTTTCCATTTATGCTGTTTAAATTTAAAAGGTCTGAAAAATAAATCCCCAGCATGTCCCAGTGTCCAGCCTGAATTACTGGTTCACGACTAAGTGTTCCGTTAACATAAAAGGCAATTCCACTTTCTACAATTCCTGTAGCAGCATTTACTGCATAAAGTTTTGCACGTTTCCCATCTGAAGTATTTGCAACTAAGAATATATCTATAAACCTAGTACCATTGTCAAAACTTAAGATCTTGACTGGAGAAAATGGGAAAAATTCATAGTCATATCTTAGTGAAAATTGTGCTGCCATTAGGTTATATGTAGATGATTTAGATGCATTAATTGGTATTGCAATTCCTCTGTCAACCCCGCTTTTAAAATCACCTTTTATAGAGATTCCGCTATCTCTTGTTAAGTATAAGTATGGGGTGCTCTTTTTATAAATGCTATACGGGTTTGCGGTTTTGTAATCATAATAAAGTCCAGATTTGGCGTATGGGTATATGTCTACTCCAAATTTAGTTCCAATTGGATTAAATCCATCCTCGCTAAAAGATTGTGATGAAAGTTGTAATTGCTTTATTGACATAGGAAGAGAAAGCATTGACCTTGTAATCATGTCAACTGAAATCGATATGGACATATCTTCAAAATTTACATCTGATGGAGGATAAATAATCATACCGTCAACTACTTCGTAGGCCGTGTTTATCCAGTTTGGCCCTGCAATAACTGTTCCATTTTTATTTGGTGCAACCTGAAGGTTATACGCAGAGTCTGGAGTCTGCCCAGCACTCTCTGTATATTCAAAGGTCACTCTAGTTCTTATAGGATTTTCTGATGTGTCATACGAATATGTTTTCTCAGATCTATTTTTTAAGTCTAAATAATCATTATAGTTAGTATAAAGTTGATTATTTAAATAAGCATAACTGTTAAATTCTTCGCTACTATATGCCTGCTTTAAGTCCTCATACTTCCAAGACCCAAGGCTTTCTACTGTAACAAATTTGCTTGGAGAAGGAACGGAAATATTAAACTGTAAAAAATCAAGGTCATAATATGAATCCCCGTATGAGTCGTTTACGTATTTGCCAAAATAAGTTAGTGGCAAGGTGGTCTTCCAATATCCGTGGCACCCAATATCAATTTTAAAAAGACCCATGAAATATTGCGGAAGCAAAGAATATGAACTTACTACTGACCCAATTCTTGAAGATACATAAGAAGATACATTTCCTCCATCTACCAGATTTGCCCAGAAAGCAGTGTTATAAAATTCTGCGTCATAGTCAGTCTCGCCCACATAGGGCCCTGATGTGTAGTCTGCAAAAACGTTTTCGTAATCTAGTGGAACACCCTTGTCTGAAAATCCATAAGATACTAGGTCTAGAGTATCCTTGTTTGCAAAATGAATTCCAAAGATTTTTCCACTAAAAGTATTTGTAAACTCTTTTGTTCCACCAACATACACTGACAGTGAAGCCCTGTTGCCAAATAATGTTGCTGCATCGCTTCCAAAAGCATCTCTAAATTTATCAATACTTATTCCAGCAACAAAGCGAGATCCAACAAGGACTCCTTCTGAAGAATAGGCTACTGAAATGTTTCCTCCATTTTTAAACTTATATTTTAACGACTCTCCAACCAACTCTAAAGAAAAATAATTTCCGCTAGACGAGTCTTCAATCCTAAATAAAACCTGAGCCTGAGTTTTGTGCTCTGCAATCTTGAATACACCATACACGGCCTCTGTTCTATCTGTTAAAATGTTTAGTTTGTCAAAATGAATATAGCCATTAGTGGATGCCCAACCAACTGAAGGCCTAATCGTTAAAAAATTTCCATCGTTGTCATTTTGGATTGTGGAGTTATCAAGATAAAATTCATCATAACTTTTATTAGAAAAAACAAAATCTGGCAACCTATAGTTTGGCGTTGAAAGAGTGTTGTTTGTTATTGACAGGTTTGTAAAATATCCACTTGCCCAAGAGCCTTGATCTGGGTAAGAATAGTTATTTGTATATTTAGAAAATGGATAGTCAATTACGGTTGAAGTTCCTCCATATGAAGAATTTAAAATTTCTGGGTACTCCACTCCTTGACCATAAACAAATCTTCTTTTTGCAACTAGTGCTGGAACCTTATATGGATATATAGCAATTGCGTCAATATCAAACTGAGTTATCTCGCTGTATGAATAAAACCCAATCCAGTCATTATCAAAATAAGTGCTACCTATTTTTGAGGTTTTATCTGGAAAAGTAATTGTGTCAATGTCGATAGATATTGAAATAACCTCATCTCCATTAATTAACAAACTTGCATTATTTACGCCTACCCTTAAATCAATAAGCATAGGTCTGTACCACTCGTCTATTGCGTATGCCTGAGTGTAGTTGCCGACCCTTAAAATTAGATTATTTTTGTAGGAGTATAGACCATCAGTTGAGGCTACTGGACCGACAAGTCTTTTAGGTGTTGACGTGTTGGCAAAAATTCTTAGCCAGAACTCTAAAGTTTTTTCTTCGTATTTGCCAGACTCGTTTAAAAATCCACATCCTGGGAATATAAAAGAGGGCAGAGTATTGTCATTTGTAATGAGATGAGTCACATTTGATGATCCAAAAACTAGAGGAATTCCAGAATTTTGTGCAAGCAACCTGTTGTTATTTACAAGATAGTACCCTGGAGAATTTTGTAATCCATATGACGGCGCTTCAATTGCATCGTGACCTGCTAACAATCTAACGGTTGATGGCACCTGAATCTTATTAACCCCTAAAGATTTTGCGCTAAACTCTTCATTCCATTGACCAACAGTTAAACCATTAACTAAAAACTTATAATCATTTGCTACTCCACCAGGAATATATGATACCTTTATGAATGGCCTAAAGTAGACATCTTGTCTTGGAATAATAAATGTGTCAGAAACATTTAGCCACTTTTTGCCTATGTTAACATTAAATACTTTAGAGACAGACTCCGTTGTTCCAGATGTAGAATCATAATACTCATAACCAATTTCAACGCCACTTAAATATGTGCTTGGAGAATAAACGTATGCGCCAATTGAGAATACTCTTAAATCTTGATCAAAATCTGTGAATTTAGCAAAGTCTGGGCTAACTGCTTTTATGTATGTCTTATCTGTTTGGCCATTTAAACTTGAAACAACACTGCTCTGAAATGGTTCATTTTCTGATGTACCCGCAGACCCTAGTCCATTTTCAATAGTCCAAAGATGAACAGACCTCTTTAATTCTGAATCAACAAAAGAAATATAGTCTACTGTATCATCAAGCGACCACATTGCTGTTGGTTGCTCAGAATAAATTTTTTCTGCATAGATATTTGATGGGTTAGACATAGGTTCTCCTAGTCTATTTTATCACACAATGCGGGTAAACCAGCGTGGTGTTGTGAACCTTGTTCCAGAAATAATTTCTTTTACTCCGTGAACATATCTAGGCTGATCTGGGAAACAGAGTAGATCTCCTGGTTCTGGCTTAATGGAGATTTGATAATCTGGAAAATAGATCTCTCCGCCTTCATAATCATCATTTAAATATACAAGAGTTGCTATGTCGTTTGGTCTTGAAGAGTCAAAATGCTCATGCATTCCATGTCCTTCTTCAAATTTTGCAATATGTGTCTTGTGAGGATTGAAGGGTTCAAAAGATTCTCCATAGGTGCTCAATACATGACCATAAACCTTTAAAGCATAGTCTTGCATTAGTTCTAGGATTGACGCATCATTTTCTTCAATTTCATGATATGTATAAACCTTAAATTCTTTCTCATTATTTCCATGCATTTTAAACCCATCAGGGAAAGTCTTTGCATGACTATAAATTTTTGCAGCATCATCTGCATTCATAAAACCTTTAACGTGATGTATCTGTGACACGTAGTCTTCCATTATTTCACCTTTATCTCGCAGTAGTCTGTTGTACAGTATGCTTCACCCATTGCTTCTAGGTTATCCACACCGTCGTAAATTGCCCCAAAGTCAATATGCTTTAACTTACCTACATAACTATTATACTCCTCTTCAGAGATCTGAGTATATGGTTGTTGCGGGTATGTGTGATTTCCCATAGGAAGGAATGACACTGCCTTTAATTGTCCCTCGTACATATTTAGTGCTGGAACAATATGCTTTGACTCTGTTTCTTTATCAAATGACAGGGTTACAGAAACACCATTGTCAGACCAGTACTTTTGAGCGGTTGCAGCAAGAGCAATCTTTTCAAATAGTGTTACCTCCTTTTCAGATCTTGGATGACCTGATTTAATTGGGAAATACACTACTGATGTATTTGCTGATACGACGTCGTCTTCAATATTATATCCCGCTGCTTTAAACAAATGAACCATTGGATCTGTATTACCAAAACGAATAGCACGAAGAAAGAATTCTCCTCCAGGACCCCAGTGAACTCCAGGAGTTGCACCAGAAAGAATTGAAACTGATCCTGATGGCTTAACTGTTGTTACACGAATTGATTCACGAACACATAGCCATTCAGAGTACTGATGATCATAATGACGTATCTTATTGTATCCTTCATCCATCCATTCACGAACAGTTGGCAAACCCTTTTGATCTGCAAAGGAAGCAATACCAGTTAATGATGTTCCAATACGACGATTACGTTGCATGATACCGTTTGTTTGTGGCCAGTGTGTTGGAACAAGTGTTACAGTCTTTCCATAAAGATATGCAAACTTCAGGGTACGCAGGAAGTCCTCCTTAGATTCATGACGATT